ATAAATTGCTTTTGCTAATTCCTGAATTTCTGGTTGAGCATCAGGATGAATTCTTAAATTAAAGAAATTTTCCCATTCAGTTGAAGTAACAATAACATTAATATACTGCCATGGTTCAAGAATACGATTACCGATTTGTTTATGTAAACCAATTTTACTAAACACATAAGCAAATACACAAGCAAATTTAGCAGATAATTTCCAGACAAATTTAGCAGCTGTTAATTTTAACCCACTTAATTCAGATTTAGCTTGCATACCAGCAACATTAGCCCCCCAATGAACTGGCATAGCAGGATCATTCCATACTTGAGCAATAATTTTGCTAATAGGAATAGCTCTAGAACTAGACGCAGACCTAGAGAATACACGATGTGTCATAAATTCCTGATGTATATATCGATGATACCTCAATTGCAATGTACAAATTCTATTTTCAATACCATCAAAATAAGAATCTGCAATCATTTTAACTTCTATTCCACTATTTTTAACATTATTTGACATGCTTTAATTTACCTTTCTTTTGTTTATTCGACCTTTTACATACCCAAAAGGTATGGTTATATATTTGTTATGTTGTTTATTATTAATTCCATCAGTAATCCAAATAACAGATCTACCAGCAATCCACCCATTTGGACAATTATAAGACCGAATTTCTTCTCCTGTAATAGGATCATGATAATAATTTGTTCCTCTTATTTTAGTAAGATCAGAAGTATCGGCATTTGGATTTCCTTTGATCCACTCATCAGGAATAATTTGATCGGATTTAAATGCTTTAACCTCTAGAGTTTTCGGGTGATAATAATAAACCCTATTTTTATTTTTTTGCGATATATCAGATTTAAAATCAGAATTCCAACCCTTAGTGAAATAATCAGGAATAAAATCACCTTCTTTTATAAATCTATATTTTTGTTCTATAGGATCAAAATATTTTGATCTACCAGTTTCATATACCCTATAATTATTACGATTAACAGAAGCTTCAGAATTTAATTTCTTTATATATTCGTATATTCTAGAATTAATTTTATAAACCCTTTCTTGATTTTTATTAAGTGTTGTCATCATATGCAATGCAAATTTTATACCATCATGGTCAATCATTTTAGATAACAATAAATGGCAAATATAATGTTCTCGTGCTTTTAACTTTATTAAATTTTCTTTTGAATCATTTCCACCTAAACATCTAGGTATTATATGATGAATTTCCGAATATCCATCAAATTCTCTATTTTTTGCGATTTCTATAATTTTATAATAAATTTTACTATACTTATTTTCTTTAAACATAATTACTCCAAAGAAAATATTTATACATTCTGATCTTTTAAGAATTCAGTATGAATAAAATCAGTAATCATTGTTCAAAGTGCTCCTTATAATATTTTTCAAATTCAGGTTTATCTAATGGTATATATTGTTCTTCAGTATATTGAAACCAAACACCATTAACACGCAAATATTCCGTACCATCAACATCAAATCGCGTACATTTTAAATCTTCAAGTTTTTCCACAACTCAAACCTTTTTCCAGTTTAAAAATTCAATCTCAGCCATCAACCCAGAATAGGTATGCTTAGTTATTATACCTAACAATTCCTGTTCCGTCAAGCCATTTTTTATAGCATCATTAATATCTTTTGCACCAAAAGTCTCTGGTAACAAACAAACATTGAATCCATTTTTTATAAATTTTTTAATGTTTTCAACAATATTTTTATTTCTCGGTTCACAATCAGGAACTAATATCAATTTATCTTTTGAGAAAATATTTCCAGCAGCTGCTAAATTAGAATCCGCTGTAGCAATTGCATTGGGGAGAAATAGACTGTCAAAAGGACCTTCTACAACATAAATTGGTTTGGTAATATCAATTCTATCTAAACCAAAAATTTTTTCATGATCTCTATTAAGTTTTACAGTTATATATCGCATAGAATAAGCATCTAATGCTCTACCCTGAAAAGCAATTAACTCTCCAGATTTCGAGAAAAATGGAATAATAATTCTAGGACCAGTTTTATCTAAGTGTTTATCAGAAACACTCTCAACAAATTGTTTGAAATCTTCAGCATAATATAATTGAGAATAACTGAATCCAGGAATTTTTCTATTCAAAATATATTTTTTAGCAATATGATCATCGGGTAATGATTCGATAGTTGGTAAAGCTAATTTAGGTTCAACGGTTTCAAATTTTGGTATAGAAGGTTTTTCTATCACTTTGCGTTCTGTGAAAGAAGCATTTTCTTTGTAATTTTCAAGTATGTATTCTTTCTCTAGATACGGGTCTAGAAATTGAATTAATGATTTTAATGTTGTACCTTTGTCGCAATTAAAACAAGTGAAAAAGTATTGATTATTTTTAGAATAAACGAACCCTCTAGTTTTAGAACGGATTTTTTGCGAGTCTCCGCAATACGGACAACGAAATGTATACAAGTTGGTGTTCTTTTGCTTGAACAGTTGCAACTTAGGGGACAACATTAAAAGATATTTTCGATCAATCCAAATTGACATAAAAAAGCCTATAATTCTAGTATAGGCTTATTATACTATAGAAGTGGTTTTTTGTAAAGCTTTTTAGTTAAATAATTTCTTTACAGAGTCTAAATTTGATATCAACCAAGTGATAGCAGCTATAATTCCCATTCCCATCCATTTAGCTTCAAACAAACTTCCTGTTTTATCTTCTATGGTTCGAATTCTTTTACTCAAATCTGCATCTAGAGTTTTAATTTCTCTTGTAATCAATTTTTCGATAGAATTAATTCTATCGCTCAGTTCTTTCTCTGATTTTTCAAGGGATGAATAAAGTTCTGTTAATTCTTCTTTTGTGAAAGTAAGGTTTGATTCAACCTTTGTTGTCTTATCAACTAACGTGTCATGTTGAGCATCAATTTTATTAATTAATGTGTCCATTTTTTCAAAAAGTTTATTGATAAACGAAACTTCCTGTTTTAACATGGCAATTTCTACCTTTAAATCTGTTAAGATTGAAGTTTCCATTCTTTCAGCCATTTTTATCCCTTAAATATGTCTTTTCTATATTTGCAGTTTTTTCTACTAAAATATCTAATTTTTTAGAATATTTTTCCATAGAATCTAATAATCTTTCGCATCTATTGTAATCAATGATTGACGAAATCGCCTCACTTGGGTGTGTTGAATTATTATGGTGACAATTACTATTTACATCATTGAAAACAACAGACATATCAAAATACCAATTAACTTAATTTTTGTAATTTATAAACAGTTGTATTACATAACTCAACTGTTTCGTCAATTATATTCTGTAACGAACTATCATCAGTAATTAAAATTCTGTTTTTAGCAATCCAAGTTCTAAATTCAATTATAGCATCAACAGCTAATTGCATTTGAGGAGCAATTGGCGGTAAAGTAATAAATTTACCATATAAACCAATATAGGCTTCACAAAATGAATCAATTGATTCAATAATTTCTTCGTAAAATGTAGCAAGAGCAGAATGCTCAGAAAAAGAATCAGTACTTAAATGAGCAAAATGAGTTGTTGTAGCTAAAGCTCTTGCCCTGGAAAAAAATTCACTAGCAGTTGAGTTTGAAATTCCTTCTTTAGTAGAAGGATCATTTGCTTCAGTTGGCGGATTAGATGGAGAATTTGTTACTTCAAGTAAAATGTCATCAATACTTGTTTCTAACGATTCTAAGAGTTCAATTTCATTAATTTTAAATTGATGAGTTCTTTTAAACCCCTGTTCATCAATGATTGATGTTATTTTATTTAAATATTTATCCATTAGACTTCCTTGTAAATGTTGCTATAACAGGGTTTGATTTCTTTTTCTTAGAAACACCTGGTTCCCCTTGTGGACCAACTCCACAACCAGCAATTGCGCCTCCACCAACACTATTAGTTGGAGTCCCTCCGATACCAGCAGCTGCCCCATCTTCTTCTAAAAATTGTTTAAATGTTTTCATAATTGCCTTAATATGTGCGCGATATCCATATCAATAGGAATATCAGAAGAAATAACTTTATTATTATTTATTTCTATTTCTTCAGACATTCTATTCAAATAAATCAAAAATGTTTTTAATGCTGGGTAATATTCAGCATCTAATTTAAAAAATAGCATTTTATTTACTGCACAAGTAGGTCCAAAAACATTAAATAATAATATTAAATGATTTAAAATTAATCGTTCAGCTAATTCTTCACTTTTTTTATATTTCCTCAACAACCTTTTAATATAAGTTATTCTCTTTAAGTCTGAATTAAACTCAAACGTAGAATAATGTGTTGAAATGTAATGTTTTGCAGCAAATAATAAAAAATTATCATCAGTCAAATTATCCATAATTACCCATAAAATTTAAAAGTTATTCTATTTTAGCAGAACATTTATACAATCCATCAATTAATTTGTAAGAAAATTTTAAAATGTAAGGATTAGTTTCGTTAATTTTTCCGTCAAATTCATCCCATTTAACGTTACGATGACCAACAGTTAATTGAATTGAATCAGACTTCACATCATTCGAATCTACCTGAGGTATATCTAAATTGTACATCGCCAACAATTTACTTAATTTTGAAATTGCTTGTTCAATAGAAACAAACGATTGATTAAATATCAAATCAATATTTCTATTCAATTGATTTTTTATTTCAGGAATAGAAATATCGGTTGTTGCTGGAGTTTCGATATCAACAACCGGAGCTGCTAAAAATTTTTCATTTAAAAATGCTTTAAAAGATTTCATCTATATACCAATAAGTTAAGGTTTATATAATATTTATATATATTAGTTTGGAGTTAAGAAATTATTATCAGTTTGAGCTTGCTCTTGATCAGAATTAGATGTATTAGCATTAAAATCTGGGTAACCAAAAAATAATACTTCTCCTTTCTTACCTTTAAGATTATCTTGTTTTATTTCTTTTATTGTATTATATAATGTTGGCATTTCAACGCTTTCATAATTATTAATTTTAGCCCATGCATGAAATGCAGGAGAGGCTTTAATTTTTGCTCTAATTTGTTTTCCTACTGGACCACGTAATTTATATGGATCTAAACCTAAACTTCTATAATAAGTAACAACAGCATCATATTTTGAAACTTCTTGTAAATCTTCAGCTTCTTCGCAACATTTTTTAGCTTGAGCAGTTGCAATTGCCATTTTTTTTGACATACCTTCTGGAGTAGAACCCATTCCTGGATTTTCTCGTTCCATAGCCTTAGCAATTTCTTCTCGTTTTTTTAATTCAGCTTTAGTAAGTTCTCTTTCTAAATATAATTTTTTAATACCATTTAAATCCATTATTATTCCCTTATTCGATAGATTTTGGAACTGCTACTTTTTTAAAAAGTATAGCCTTTGTTTTATTTAAAATTTTTCTAGTGTTTTCTTTATCTTGATCGCTTCGCATATCAGATGAACTAGATTTTACTTGTTGCATAGGACCAGTTGCAATTGGGGATAAATCCCAAGAATAAACATCAGAAGATTCTGATACACCAATATATGATGACCAAGTTCCAGGAGTTAAACCTCTATTATCTACGCTATCCCCAGGAACAGTACCTTTTACTAATTTTTTCTTTAATTTAACTTTTGTAATATCTTCTAAAGTTAAATTTGTTTTAAAAGTTAAATCATCTAATATACTAGAAACATATTCTCTTGATTCAGATAAATCTAATACTTGAGAATTATTAATAACAATATTTGATGGAAATAACCCAATTATTGATGTTTTATTAGAATTACCCATTGCAATTCTATCAAATGATTCTTTTAAATTTTTTCTATTGTGCAATCTATCGTATGATGTAGATAAATCAGCCTCCACTAAAATCAGATGTGTTACATACCCAACTGATTCAAGAACACTTTTAGTTAAAACAAAATTTAAATCATATGAATTTGCTGTTACTAAAATAGAACGGTTCTCTAATAAAGAATATTGTTTTTCAAATTTTGCCCTTTTAAATGCAATATCATTAGATAACATTTCATCAATTTGAGTTGATGCAAATTCAACAACATTAAAGTTGGAACAAATATCTCTAATTACAACATCTTTTCCAGAACCTGGACTTCCAATAATAAAAATAGCTTGATTAGTTTGCATTTACAGTAATCTCAGTTTATGTAAAAACCCTTGAACATATGATTCTTTTATATTCATACCAGAACGAACATCGTGCATCAATTCTTTTGCATGTTCATCTGAAACGTTACTAGGAACACCTTTTCTAAATGATTCAAAATCGTTAGTTTTAGCATGTTCCCTCATTTTTGTTCCAGACATACCTTCAGTTCCTTCTGAATCTGGATCTCTATGACCAGCTGAACGGACTTCTATCTGTTTAAAATTATAATATCCGTGTTTCCCTTCTACACCATTATATTTATTAATCAAATCTTCCATATCTTTAGTCCTATCAGATCCACCAACATAAATTAAATGTTTATGACCTGCATCATGTAATTTGGATAAATGATGCAATAATGTTGGAGAATTTGTATCAGCAGCAGTAAAATTTGTTTTAGGCGAATATCTAGAAAGATGTTTTAATTTTTGTTCTGCGCTTAATGGATTTTTCTTTGGATCATGCGAACCAGAAACTATGATCGAATGGTCTGCACCTTCTTTATCTGCAACAGAATGAACAGCATGAATTAATTTTAAATGTCCTGTTGTTGGCGGATTCATTCTACCAAAAGCAGTAACTACAGGTTTTAAATTAGCCATATTAACGCACCTTTGATAAATTTGCTTTTGAGAATTCTTCTCGATTAACCAATTTAGATGGTTCTCCTTCATGATGAATAACAAACCCTTCTGGATCAGTTCTCTTACCTGCTATATGATGTTCTAATCCGCCTTCATGTTGATTTAAAGTTTTAACTAAAATATCTTTTGCTTTTTGCAAATGGTGATGCATTTTGAATAAATTATTGTAATGATCAGCATTACCTGATATATGTTGTAAATGGCTACTCAGTTCTATTTGTTTTCTAGACTTGCCAGCATCCGTTTTTAGTTTATCTATTTGTTTTTGATACTTACCTTCAATATGAGTTTTTAAACCTTCTGCAGACGGGATCTCGCCTGTTTTAACAGTATGATTTATGTAAGTAGCTAAATGACCAGAATCTCCGCCATGAGGGGATATTGCACGATACATTGTATCTTTGTGTTGATCGTGAATTTTTTTAGCAGCATCTAAATGCCCATTAAACTTCTTTTGATCTGATTCAGAATAATGAACATTTTTTGTATCGTGTTCTGGGGTTTTAGCCCAAACATCTGGGTGGGAGGTGAAGTTGCGTAAATCTGGGTGAGGATCAGCTTTCATTGATGATAATGTATCACCGCGATATTGTGTATGAGTTACAACGCCAACTTTAGCTTTTTTAATGTTATCAGCATCATCACCATGAGCTGTATAAGTGATTGTATTAGGAGTAAACGATACAGAACCGTCTGGGTTCTGTTTTTTATCTTCTTCTCCACTAAACATTAAATCTCCCTGATAAACACCCTTCTTAGGTGTTACTTTAGGGAGATGATCTAATGCATCTTTTAATTTATTTACTAATCCAGGAGCATGCCCGTGATGAGTTTCAATATCTTCATTAGTATAGTTTATTTTTGGATTTTTATTAAAAGCTGATTTTGAAGCTACAAAGAATTTACCAGTTTCTGGATGATGACCATAAACAATAGATGGAGAACCATCATATTTCATAGTAAGGTGAGAACTGGATTCACCGCTCTTAACATAATTATGAGCATGATTTAATGCCCCAAAAGCGTGATCAAATCCTGCTCCACCTTCAAAAACTCTATCTTCTGGATGTTTGATGTGTTTTAATTTAGAACCCTCTTCTTCACTTTCTGCTAAAAATAATTTAAAAGATAACATAAAACCCCTTTGGTTTATAAATTTAACAATAATTACTATTTATAAATTATTAAATTAATCTATCCAAAATATCATTAATAGTATATTTCGGAACAAACCCGAGAGATTTTAACTTTGAAATATCTAAATAATTTCCACCCCAAGAAGAATCAGGATCAACAATTTCAATTGTTGAATTTGATTTCAATTTTTTAGCAGCAAATTTTATAACATCACCTAGTACAGAAGGAATTCCTGTACTAACATTGTAAATAGAATTTAATTCACCTTTAGTTACAATTAAATTAATTGCCTCGACTAAATCATCAATATAGATATAATCTCTAATTAAATTACCGCCATTATATAGTTTAATCGGTTCATCTTTTTTCAATAAACTAATCATATATTGCACAACGTTTTTCTTACTAGAAACTTTTTTATCTTGTTCACCAAGAACATTACCGACTCGCAATATTCTGTACGTTATATTAAATGTTTCACAATAAGTTATTAGTAATTGTTCTGCAGCTCTTTTAGTTGCACTATAAAAACCTTTTGCATCGCATCTAGATGTTTCTTTTAACGGGGAAACATTATCCCCGCCATAAACAAACCAAGAACTAATAAAATTAAATGTTACATCTTTACCTTTACAAGATTCTAATGTTTTAATTAATGTTGTTAAATTAGTTTCAATGTCAAGATAAGGATCGGTATGTATATTATAATTATCAATTGTTGAAATAAAGTAAACAACATCATTAGTTTTTACTTCATAATCATTTCTATCATTTTTTATAGTATTAGGGATAAGTTCACAGAACCGACCCCCAATAAAACCGCTACCACCAAGAACATTTAATTCCATTGAATACAAACCTTTTCAATATAATGTAAAATTTTATCATTATACAGCGGTGAACACCCTAAGAAAAATACATTACTTAATGCTAAATTGGAATTAGGATATTTTTTATAATCATCTAAATGTTTATATCCAGGATGAATTAAAATATTTCCGCTAAAATAATTTCTAGTTTGAATTTTATTTTCTTCAAAATAAGCAACTAACTTTTCTTTCAATTCTTGAGTTTCACAAAATACAGGAACACCAAACCAAGATGGGTCAGATCCCGCTGTTGAATTCATAACTCTAACACCAGAAATATTTGATTCAATAAATGATTGAATTTTATTTTTATATTCCCTGCGTTTTGATTCTAACCCATCAAATTTGTTTAATTGTTCAATACCAATTGCACCCTGGAAATCAAGAGGTTTCAAGTTATAACCAATTGTTGTAAAGATATATTTGTGATCAATAACACCATCATAATCAGGAAGCCATCTATCAAATCTATTTTTACACGTACCGCATGCTAATAAATTATTAGCGCCAACACAATAACAATCCCTGCCCCACCAAGAAACGCTTCTAGCAAGATCAATTAATTCTTTATCATTTGAACAAACCATTCCACCCTCACCAGTACTAATATGATGAGCAGGATAAAATGAAGTTGTCCAAGCATAATAATAATCAGTAATTAATTTATCTTTCCAAAGAGTTCCAAGAGAATCACAATTATCACCTAATAAGATAATATTATTTCTCTCGCAAATTTGCAACAATCTATCAATATCAGGTGGATTGGCCAATACAGGGGATACAAAAATTGCTTTTGTTCGCTCAGTAATTTTATCTTCAATTAAATCTACATTAAAATTTAAGGTGTCCAATTCAATATCAATAAAAACTGGAGTAAATCCATTTTGTACAATAGGAGAAATTGTTGTTGGAAACCCAACAGGAGAAACAATAATCTCAGAACCCGTTTCCCAATTAAAGCGATTTTTCATTGCAGTAATCAAAACTAAATTAGCAGAGCTACCGGAATTAACCATATGCGAATGTTTCACATTAAATTTTTTACTGAATAGTCTCTGGAATTTATTTACTTTCTCACCGGATACAATCCAATTACCATTTAAAATTGTATCCAGAGTTGCATAAATTTCTTTATCATCCCATAATTGTCCAGAATACTGAACAAAATCGCCTTCTTGATAGTTATCATAATTTTTTACATATTTCGGTAAAACTGTTTTTGACAACGCTTCAATCATTTCTTGTGTTTGCATAATTTTAAAATTCCAAAGTTTTTTTATATTGTATACTAAAAATCAATTTTCGTAAAGGATTATAATGTTACTCCATAATACGGAGCAACTCCATGTTTACCATGAAACCCAAGACTTAACCCTAACCACTCAGAATGCATATTTGATTCAATACTAAACCTATCAGCAATAGAAACCGGAGCCCATTTCACCCCATAATCCTGAGATAATATATTCTTATATATTCTGCATAAAATAGTATCCTCCGGAGTGAATTTATTCCCGTTTGAATCTATAACAAAAAATGTAGGAGTATTCAATATTTCTTCTGGAAATTGAGATGTTGAATAATTTATATTCAAATCAAGAATTGCATCATATAATTTTCTGCTTCTAAGGCTAAATCCACCATTTCCAACAAATCCATCACCCCATGCTGCCCCGATATAATCATATTCAAAAAATACATTATCCCATGCATCAGGGTTAACAGCGAATCCGTCTCCATGAATAATTAAATTAAAATCTTCAGTTACAATATGAGGAACTAATTTTAAAGTTATAAAATTATATTCTTCTATATAGCATTTAATCCTGTTTATTTTAACCCAAACAACTGGAATTTCTATTGTGTCAGGAAAATCAATATCACTAAACCAATAAATTTTCGTAAGATTTACTTTATCCTTTACCGTTTTAATCGTAGATTTTAGTGCAGTTATAGTCTCAATATAATTCAATGAATCGATACATGTTATACTAACAGAATTCATGATAAAAATACCTGTTTAAATTTTTTCATAACAGTTTCAGGAGTAAATTGTTCAACCAATTTTGAATATGAATATGGATAATTATTTTTAATATTTAATAATTTTATCCACAAATCTTCTGGGTTATTGTATAGCAACCCAGTACCTTCTAATAATTGTAAATGATGTTGATCTCTTCCGCCATTATAAGCAAAAACAGGTTTATCGTGAAATAAACCCTCACAAATTGCTAAACCAAATGATTCACCATCACTTCTAGCATGAATCATAGCATCACACGCTAAAATAAAATCAGTTTTTTCTTGCTCATCAATAATAGGATCTATAAATTTAATATTAGGTAAACTAGGATTTAAAAATGGAGCAGTATTAACAAACACAAATTCATAATTAGGGTTATTATAAGCAAAATTAGCAACTGTTTGCATTACCCATCTAATATCAAACTGATGCAACCCACCAATCCTACCAACAACAATTTTATCTTTAGTGATATCTAACTTTTCTCTGTAATCTGTTTTTGCTGTTTTAGGTAGATCAACAATATGAGGAACGTAATCAATCTCACCGCCACTCATATGAGAAGATAACCATTCTGAAATGTAAGCGTACTTATCTCCATGCGGTTGGTTAGCCTGAAATACGGCATGAACTAAATTTTTAGATTTTGTTGTCAGTAAACCATCATTAAAACCACCTTTGATAAAATAAGTGGCATCAACATTATTATCAACAATAATTTGATCTAATTCCTGTAATGAGTTGTAACCAATAACGGTAAATTGACGTTTAACTTCCTCAAGAACATCTTGTTGAGTTAATGAATCAAGGCTAACTCCTGGATCGTTAAAATTTTCTGGGTAAACAATAATACTTTCATTACCTAGAATTTGTTGATTATATTTTGCATAATCAAGAACTGCCACCGTTGTCCCACGGTGGCAAATTGTATTTGTTTGAAAGGCTATTTTCATTTCGGTAATCGCGATAAAAATTGATTCATAACATGAGTTAAATCAGTACACCTAGGCATTAATCTAGGAAAATGCGGATTATCAATTGGTACATATTCTCTATACATCTCAACTAACCGTTCTCTAGTTAATCCATTTGGATTTAATGCATCAGTATGTGCACCACCATTATGTTTAACTCTCTCCTCATAAGGAATTAATTCCTGAACTTGTAATTTTCTTTTATAGAATTCCTCTGTCATAGGAGCAAACCCATAATTGAAAATGATAAATCTATCAGTATTAATTATTCTTCTAAAATGTCTTCCAGGAGGATATCTGAAATTAGGAGTATGAATTGCTCTAGACCCCCTAAAATCTAACGTAAATGGAACGTCTAACCCAGTTTTAATAATTTCCCATAACGGTTTATCATATGATAATGTGGAAGAGTCTCGCAATTCTTGATCATCAATAAAATACAAACAAGGGATAATATTAACCCCCAGTGTACTATCTAGCGAATTAAAATCACCAATTAAAAATTCAGTTACATTTAGACAGGCTTTCCACACATCCTCACCATATCTAGATTCATATTCAAAAACTTCATTTTGTAATTCAACTTCATTATATTCTGAATTTTTTGATCTAACAAATTCCCACGTTGGACAAATTTCTTTTACAATTTCTGCAGATCTATCTGTTGAATCATAATCAATAATAATACCATGATCAAAATATTTTTTATGATGATTCAACCACCACGGAAGTAAATATTCTTCATTGTAAATATGCGATATAATAACTTTTTTCATAATTTCCTACCAAATAATTTCATAATTATCACCATTAAATCTAACCAACCCACTATGTATATAGTCAGAAGATCTATGGAGATTATATTCATTGATTAACCCATCTAATGATCCATGATAAACTTCATATTTCCTTAAAAATTTAGAATATCTTGTAAGATACTTATCCATTACATCAGAATTACCAATCCCTAAATGATCGCAATAATTTCTACCAAAACCAAATTTTTGACTATTAATATCTATATGACTTGTAAATAAAAAATTATTATTTAAAGTATTCTCACAGAAAAAGTTATAATCAATTTTATCTTCAACAAGAATATCGAATCTGCTTTTAATAACTAAATCATATTCACCATGAACGGAAACGTAATCTTGAAATAATTTATAGCATTTTTCAATTTTTACTGCTTGTGGTCCTTGCTCAAATCCCCTATTAATTTCTTCAGATTCAACATTAAACATCACAACATTTAAATCAGAAAATAAATCAAATACTTCATGATTGCTCAGAACGAGTTTTTTATTTTTAGGATATAGATCTAATCTATCAGTTGGATAAGCAGACTCAACTTCATTATAAGTGTCAACAAAATATCTATTTGAT